CTCGCTGAATTACGCGAGGTGCCTAAGATGCTCCAAAATACCGCGCGCGATTTCCGTAGTTCTTGGGAAGTCGTGAATCGCGGTCTTGAGGACCGTGTCCCGCTCTCGTCTTCGAGGGCTGGAAACAGCTGGCTCAATCTGAACTTTGGTTGGATGCCCTTTATCCGTGACATTGGTGACGTTTTTAACGTCGTCAATGATTTCGATCGATTAGTCCGAGATACTACAAATCGGAATGATCGATGGGATCATAGGGAGCGTGTTCTTGAAGAGAAGACAGTTGACACCATAATAGGTACGGGAAGTGGGATGAAATGTAGTCCCGCTCTCTCATACTTAGTGTGGTTGTGCAAACCTGGGGCCCAATGGCACTCTCGGTTCTCCTACTTTAAGCGCGAACTTGTTCGCGTTTGGGGTAGTGGGGACTTCAAGTTCTATAAGCCCGCTTTTGATATGTCCTCCCGAGATTATGGTTCTGGTTTGAACCATCTAAGGCGTGCAAGCACGCTCCTCGGTACGGACATAACACCATCTCTTCTCTGGAATGTAACCCCATGGACATGGTTAGCCGATTGGTTTGGCAACATTGGTAGTGTAATTGAAACTGCCACTGCTGCCGGGCAAGACGGCGTCGTGTCCAAGAACGTGTTTCTCATGGCCTCCTTCGATCGTGTTATTACTCTAAACCAAGAGATTAACATGGCCGATGGCCATCTGTCTATTGAATTTTACCGAACGGTAAAATCAAAGCAGAGAGCACACGCTGCTACTCCATACAACTTCGGCCTGACGCCCACTGAGTTAAGTGCGCGTCAATTGTCAATACTAGCTGCCCTTGGAATTTCCAAGTTCACCTAGTATTCGTAGCCTTCTGAGTCAATTATGTTAGGTTTGGAACCCTAGCATAAGCAGGAGGTCAACATCCAAATTTCTCTGGAGGTCAACCACAAATGTTTGCAGATCCAATTACCATCACTATCGCCGCTGTTCCTAAAACCCTAGCGCGTATCTCTACGAACGGCACATCTGCCGTATATCAGACGTCTGATGGGGCTTATACATTAAATATAAGTCACCAGATTACGAAAGATAAAATTCGTACGTTGACACGCCTGGATTACAAGAAGGTGGTCGCAGATCCGTTGACAGCCGTCAACGACTACGAAACACATTCTGACTATACGGTCCAAGAGCGTCCAAACTTTGGATTCTCTGACACGGAAGTCAAGGACCAGCTAGCCGGTTTTCAAGCCTGGCTAGGATTGGCGGCTACCCAAGATAAACTTTTCAACCGAGAGAGTTAAATCTCAAGGAAGGAGAGTCTCTATGGCTTCGAAAATTCAGAAAACTCTGAATGCTATCGTTATGACGGAATTAGTTTTATCAGAGATCGAACAAACGTTCGACCTCAAAACTCTTTTCCGCTTAAACGATACTCAAGATCGTTGGATGAAACTCATCCGTGCCGCCGTTTTTGCAGGCGCACAGATTGGCTTAGATGCCACGAGTAATATCCCGGCTGAGACTAAAGCATTATCTCAGTCGTCTAAAACGACGAAACGAGCGAAACCACGGAAGTGATTAATTTCATTTCCTGAGTAGCTTTCGTGACTATGGTAATGACATGGATCTACATTCATGTTGAGCAGACATTCTGTGGCTTGATACTTAGCTCCAAATGCAGGAGTAGGTATGAAAAGCAACGTAAGTGACTGCCTAGAGTTAGTGGAGAGCATTTATAAAGATGCTACTTCACATTGCACCGCTGACGTCTCTAATTACCTTGACCTAAAAACAATACGATCAAGGGTCAAGCACGAAGGCATATCGTTTTTGACGATCACCTTACCGTCCTTTTCAACAGACTTAGAACAAGCTCTGTCGAAAGGACAAATTGACTCAAAGCACTTCCTTTGTTTCCGGAAGTGCCGAGCGATCCCCCACTTTTTAAGAGGGATGCTCAGTCGCGTGTTTGACGTAGAGACAGGAAGGATTTATGACGAAAACTCTCTTATTGCAAGCGATGCTCCCGCTATCGTTAATTGCGTTCGACAAATTTGTAACGCATTTAAGAAAGTGGAGCTTGACTGCACCCCCGAAAGGGAGCAATCAGCGCTTAAGAATTTTGTCACAACTGAACACTCCTTTGAGATGTTCTCGTTGCCGAGAGAAGAACGCGAACATTTTATTCGTGTTTCTTCTGTGCTATGGGATAACATGTTACGCGATTTACGCGTTGATATGTTATTTCCAAGGCACGGTCCCGGCGCTACCGCTGACCGTATTACTGGAAATCAGAAATACGTTTGGCGGCGATGGCACGAACGCCTCGAGCCTTATTTCCCACTTGCTGGCAATGGTTATGCAATAACCGATGACATCGAGCGGGTGCTTGAGGGTGTTACGTTTGTGCCGGCGGAGCAGGAGCAGCCCGTGAGGGTTACTCTTGTTCCGAAGACACTCAAAGGTCCTAGAATCATCGCGATAGAGCCCTGTTGCATGCAATATGCGCAACAAGGGATTCGAGATGCATTGTATCGCATCATCGAATCGGCGTTAATGTCTTCCGGATCCGTAAATTTCAAGGATCAGGGAATTAACCAACGCTTAGCGATGAGTGCTTCGATTGACGGTCAATTAGCAACGATTGATCTTTCCGATGCTAGCGATCGTGTTCCACATGATCTCGCATTGGAGATGTTCCGCGGTAACCACGATCTAATGGAAGCCGTCGACGCATGTCGATCGACACACGCAGAAATGCCAGATGGCCAGATTATCGGCCCTCTGCGCAAATTTGCGTCGATGGGTAGTGCTCTCTGTTTTCCAGTAGAGGCCATGTACTTTTACACTATATGTGTAATGGCCATATTGCGAGAGCAGAACCTTCCTGTAACGCGCCGTAACGCCTTTATGGTGAAACGGCTCGTTCACGTATACGGGGATGACATCGTTGTTCCCGCTACGTATGCGGTTACGGTCCTTGACCACCTGCGAAAGTACAATTGCAAGGTGAATACCAATAAGACTTTCTTTACTGGAAAGTTTCGAGAGTCTTGTGGTATGGATGCGTTCCTTGGATGTG